TGCGCATCACATGCGTAACACGCTGCGAAGTCTGAATATTTGACGCCCCATACGGCACGACAACGTCTTCTGCTGGCACAAATAGCGACACCTGACGCTCAAGCGATGGGTCGTAGTAGACCTTCTTAAACGCATTACCAGCTAACCCCAAGCCCCATAGCATGCGCTCATGCTCAGGCCGGTACTCCACCATAACTTCAGTTAACTGATAGTTCATGTCGTCTTTGACACGAATGGCTGCTTCTTTTTTCTCTGGTGTTTCTTTGCCGATGATCTGAGTCTTGACTGGGCCTCCCGAGGGGAAGGTTTCCATGATGGTCTCGGCTTGGAACTTAACTAACGCCTCACTTAATAGTGGGTGGTAGACACCACACGCACCCGGCCAAGGCTCTGTACGCTCTTCAATCTTTAAGCCCAATAACTCTAGACCATCTACATAAGTCTGCATCCAATCTTTGCGGCTAGATAAGTCCTCTTCAAACTCGCCAAGTAAGTCTCCGCATAACTCGGTCAACTCATCGTCTTCCATCTCTTCAGCAAGGTTGGCGTTGAAGTCATCTTCAGCTTCTTCTGCTTCAATCTCTAGTATTGGCTGACCATCGATGCCAATACGCACGGCTTCGGGATCTTCGATCTCTATCTCAAGAGCAGGCTCATCTGCCATCTCTTCAAGATCTAACCCTAGCGGGGCCTGTCCTAGTGCTTTATCAATTGCCATATTCTGTCCTTAGTAATAGCCCTCGAAGTGCCTTTTAAACTGCGGAATTTCTTCAGGCTCATCTAAATTAGTACGAATGTATCCGCCCTTGCGGAATCTCATCAACGCAAGAGATACAGAGTCAACGTAGTCATCATGCTCGCCAGCGGGAAAAGATGCAACTTCATCAATTACTTCTTCCGCCCACTGGGTGTTCGGTGCCCACACTCTACCACTAGCAAATAGGTCTGATACCGCGTTCAAACGACTAATCTTGTCGTTCCCCCTGCTCGGCGTGAACTCCTGCACGGGTATCCCCATAGCCCGCATCTCATAAATTAACGGCGAACCAGAAGCCTTTTTCTCTATGATCACGCTGTCTGGATCCCACTCTTTATATTGGTCAATAGCTTCTTGTTTTAGCCTTGGAAACTCCATCCGATCCCTAAAGGCGTTCAAAAGTATGATGTTTGCCTGCATTAGCCCCGTGTCGTCGGGCTGATAGAACACCCCCCAAGTCGTCAGGGCGCTGTAGTCGGAGCGTTGGCTCTTCTCAAAGGCCGTATCCCATGCCATCAGGGTAAATTCGCAGCTTGGTGGGTCATCTTTTTCCCAAACCTGCCACCATTCCCGCTTAACTATGGCTGAACTCTCTGAAACGGGGTTCTGCTGGTACTGTGCCTGCCATTTACTGTTGGGAAGTTCTTCTTTTAGGGCAGCTAGTTCCTTTAAAGACCAAAACTCAGGCCAAAGTGGGTTGCCAGACGGTAAAAGAGCCGGAAATTCAATGACTTCCCACTCTTCCCCACCCCTTTGAGCCGCGCTTTTAAGCACTTGGCCCGTCAAATCGCGCTTTGACCACCTTGTCATCACTATAACGATGCTTCCACCCGGCTGTAGACGCTGCCGTGGCCCGGATGTGTACCACTCGTAGGTCTTATCGTAGATATCTGGGTTTACTTCCGCCAGCGCCGCCTCTTGTTCTGAGTGCGGGTCGTCAATAATGAGGAGATCCGCGCCTTTACCCGTGACAGCACCCCCCACACCGATAGCAAAATAGTCTCCACCAGCGTTAGTCGCCCACCTGCCAGCAGCTTTAGAGTCCGCCTGTAGGCCAACTCCCGGAAATACCGTTGTATAGACGTCTTGATCGACAAGATTTCGTACCTTTCTACCAAACCCAACGGCTAGTTCGGCTGTGTGGCTGGTCTGGATCACCTTTTTGCCCGGATAATTGCCCAAAAACCATGCCGGAAGCAGGTATGACGCGAACTCGGACTTAGTGTGCCGGGGTGGCATGTTAATAATTAGCCGCTTTAGCTCTCCTCTAGCCACCCTCTCAAAGGCACGAGCCATCCGCTTGTGGTGCGCCCCCTCAATAAAGTGGGGCCAGACCTTTTTTACAAAATGCATGAAGTTAGTGGCGGCATCCTCGCGGTCTTTTACGACCTCTAGTTTGTCTAGATCCTCCAAAAGGCGTCGCAGATCCGCCTCGGGTATAGAACCAAGGTTGTTTAGGAGGGATTTGACTTCATTCGGGCTTATCTGCACCGTCGCCCCCGTCTACCTCATGCGCCTCAACCTCAATTAGCCCTAACTCTTCTTCGGCACTTGGCCTAGTGTCTTCAACGTCCTGTGTATTGGATAGCAAAAGCCGCTTCAGTTTGTCCTCGATAGCCTTGCGAAGGTCGCTAGATGTCTTGTGAGTGATAGTTATTTCTGATTTTTCAGTAAATGCACCGATGTCCGACATCTTCCCAATAAGCTCTAAGGCTCGCAGTTCATGTTTAGTATCCCCGCAAGCAGAAATATCTAGAAGTTTATTCAGTATGTAGGTTCTGGCTTGGGCGGCATCAGCCACAATGGCCTTGTCATACTCGCTTAGCAGCGCCGAGAGCCTTACTGCAACTGGACTTTCATATAGCTGTGGTGGATTGTTCTGAGTTTTCTTGGTTGTATCGACAGATCGGAACAATGCCTGTGCCTTCTTCTCGTCCTCCTCCGTCATTTCAAACGGCATACCGAGTTCAGACAGTAAAGCGGCGGTTGAAGCGGCAACTCTAGCGTTCTCCGAAAACGAAGAAGCTACCTGATCATCATAGGAATCAGGCAAAGGGTGGGCGCTATCTGGCGTAATAGATAGTGTCATGGAGGAAACGAGGCTCCAAAAAAGTATAGGGGGTGCGTTTCATTGGCGCCGAGTATAGCACCAATTTTAAAAAGTGCAAGGGGTGTGGGGGACTTTGAAAACCCCCATCGTCAAAAAAGGGCGCCCCCACGAAAAAATTATATACCCCCCGGGGGGCATGGATCCAAAAAGACAAGGGGGGTGTTTAACTAGAGGACTTAATCCCCCTAGCGGTAAAATTTGCCTAGGGGGTGGGGTAATTCTATTTATGTGATATTGACAGTGCAGAATAATGTGTATGTGGCGGTCTAGTAACATCTGCGTGTATTTGGGGGGTCGGGGCTGGGTGGGGTCGCTGGGCGCCTCGATGTCCTGTTGGGCGCCTGGACAATAAAAAACCCGGCGCAAGGCCGGGTTCAAGGTGATGCTGGCTGCTGCTTAGTCTTGGTCTGTCTCGTGCAGCTCCTGATCTGCGCCGGTCATGTAGTCAAAGTCTGCTGCGCCTGACAGAACATCGAGGGCTGCCTCGAGGGCTGCCTCATCTGTACACTTGTTGGCTGCCTCTCTTACTTGGCTGCGTAATGCCTTCAAGGCCTCCATCCGCTCTTTAGTCTCTTCGCTGGTCTTCTCTTTGAGTACTGTCTCGAGATCCTTTACTGCCTTCTTCAGATCCCTGTTGGTCGGGTTCTTGGCGAGGGCTGAGTACTTCGACTCGATCTGCTGCCGTACTTGGTCGGGGCTGCTGTTGGCGTGCGCTGCCAAGAGGTCTGCCTTCTTCTGCGCCCGTTCTGCTGCTCGCTGCTGGGACAATGGATTCTCGGATTCGGGTTTGATGATCTCGATCTCGAACATGTCTTCGAGATCTCCCTTGAATCGAGACCAAGCTTTATCGACCGCTGCGCTAGTCTTGCCGGGGTTTGCGCCCATCCAGCCTTCTTTCCAATCAAGCTGCGCGGTCTCGAATTGCAGCCGGGTTACCTTGTCCCCTAACATCCGGGCATAGTTAGTTAGGGTCTCAACAGCTAGGCTGTCTTTGCGTGCCCAAGCTGCGCCAGCGTTCTTGGCTGCTGCGTGCTGCTCAGGCGATAGCGCGTCGATGGCTGCTGCGACTGTGGTCATCTGTGGTGCGTTCATCTGTACTTCTCCTCTTGGTTATGGCCGGGATGGCCGGGACACTCAGACCCCTTGTCCGACTGTCCTGTGGACATTGTACCATTTCCCTATGATGCTAGGACAATCTGACAATGTCCCCCAGCTATACCCCACCGAGGGGCTGGGAACGGTCATACCAACGCGGGAGCACAAAAACCCCGAATTGCTTCGGGGTCGGCTTTGTTACTGGGTCACAAAACTAACTTCGTTGTCCTGACTGAGCATCTCAACCACTAGGTCTAGCCTCGTGATGTCGGAGCACTCTCTGACCGCTTTAATGACCTCGTCACGCTTTGCCTTTAACTCGGCTTTGGATTCGGCCTCGGTGTCTTTGGTACGAGCCTTCAAAACCGTTTTTAGTTCTTTCAGGATCGCGTCACTTCCCAACGGGTTTTTAGCCTGACGCTCGTATGCCTGACTGACTAGTTGATGCAATTGGTCGGTGCTCGTGTCCTCGTAGCGTTTGATCGTGTCGGCTAGTTTGGTTGCGCGTTCCTCGGCTTTCTTAGTCGCGGCTTTGCTAGTTGCCTTCGGGATTGGTATTCCATAGGTATCTACCAAACGGGTCTTAAATCTTCCGAATGCTTTATACGCGGCGTCACCCTTTGCCTTTGGCTTAACCTCGGTGTATCCGTTTATCCAAGATAGTCGCTCGGTTTCCCATACCTGATAAGTCGGCTCGGTTCCTACGGCCTCTGCGAACAATTGAAAAGACTCTGACGCATTGACCTCTGACTGAGCAAATAACCTACCGGCATCAATTGACCGCGTTGGGTTTAGTGCTTGTGCTACAACTGTTTTTTCGTTTTGCATAATTTCCTCGTTGGTTAGTTAGGACACGCTGACCCTATGTCAGGTAGTCCACTTATAACTATACTCTCACTAGGATCATATGCAAATTAACTTGTTGCCCCTAGGAACGGTCATACCAACGCGGGAGCGAAATTTTGTATTGTTCGAATCGCACATAATGTTCTAGGTAATTGTTCCGTCGCAAGTCATTGATTTTTCAGCAATGTTCTAATGTTCGGACTTTTTGGCACATAAGAGGCGCCAAAATAAAATAAATCCTGAGAGAACGAGGCTCCCCGCAAGTGTTTACCAAGCATATACGCAGGGGGTCGCGCGTAGGCTTAATCTCTCTTCTCTTTTTTAGAACATTCAGAACATTACAGCAATTTCGGTACAATGGCGTCCACAAGCCATTCTTTTGTTCGAATTTCTCCTCCTCTCCAAGAACATTGCAACCCCCATTCGTACATTACCCACAATACTCCACGAACAATCAATGACTTACAGCCGACACAGCACCTTGCAGACTGTTTCCTAACTTGACTTTGTAAACTACCTATGCTATAATATGAGAGTGGGAATTCGCATATTTTGCATTGTTCTAGTTTCAAATGTTCTAAGAACATTGCACCCACAAAACCCGAACATTCTGACACTTTGTCAGTTTGTCGTAATTACTAACCAACCAAGAGGACTTACTACTATGCGTACCGACACCAAAACCGATCAACTTATCAGCCTGTACAACCAAGGCATGATCTACAACCTGCGCAACCTGCCCGAAGGTGAGCATCATGTATTCGTCAACCCCCGCCTGACCCTGCGCCACAAAGATGCCAAGGACTTCAAGTCCCAACCCTTTTTCATCCGCGCCACACAGACGATGTTTGCTACCAACACCACACCAATCGACGCCATCGAGCAAGCCCTCTATCAGCACCCCCTGCTCGTGTACTACACACTCGGCAAGCGCAGGTTCCACTACAACACCTTGCTTGCCTCAGCACTTCAAACCGGCAATGTATTTGTCGTATAAGTCTAGGGAGACCAACATGAGACGAGTAATCAAGAACGGCTACTGCCGAATCTGCAACGAGAACGGCATTGGCAAAAAGCGCGCTGCCTACGGGCATCTCATCTGCAAGCCATGCGGTGAGGTCAAAGCCAAGACCGACAGGAAGTCGTGGTGCGTGCTCACCCTACACAAGCAGGGGGCGATGTTCTTCACTCCTGAGTACGCTAGGGAAGCAGCCGTAGGAGCTAACAACAAGGGGGGTATTGTTCGATGAATAAGCCAAGAAAGATCAGCAAGGAAGAGTGGATGGAGTATTGCGACAACCTGACAGATGGTCAGAATGTCGGCGCGGTGAATGCCCTGATTGACGCTGCAAACCCATATATCTTCAACCCAAAGCGAGAGGGGTGGGATCTGCGGTGGGAGATTGACCGGCTTGGAAAGATGCTAGAGAGCAAGGACAAAGAGATTGGCAGTCTGCGGTTCGACATCGCCGTACTCAAAGCCGAACTCAACGCAATGAGAGGGGGGCAAAATGGCTGAGGTTCTGCGTGCCTTGAACGGGGCGCTTGGTCTAATCTGCATAGCGTTCTGTGTGTACTTTTTGGCGTGCATCATATCGGGGGGAGATGACAAATGAAAAATCCGGAAACAATGAGTGACGCTGAGTTGCTCATGACCCAAGGGTTGTACAAAGACCTGAAATCAACAGGGGTACGAGATGAAATTTATATCTCAATGCTAGAGAACGAGATAGTTAAGAGGATCCAAATGGGTACTTGGCGTGGCGTGATAAAAAAGGAGATGACAAATGAGCAAATATAAACAAGTAAAGTGCCGTGGGTTTTGGGTAAGTGATTTAGATAAACCCCCAACCAAAGTCAATATTTTAGATGTAATTGTTTCGCCTGATTCGTGGGACGAAGTTGAAGATGCCGAAGATATGCGCATCTTTTTCTACACAGATGGCGAACCCATAGTCGAAGGTATGGTGTTGGATATTGATCAGGGGTTTGTAATTACTAGCGTAGAGGATGACAAATGAAGGGACTGTTTAAGCGCACCTATATGTGTGGCGTAGGCGGTATGAAGTGCCCATGTTGCGGTAAGCGCAAGGATCCAAGAGCACGACGGCTATACCATCGGCAAGCCAAACGCCGGTTAGCCGAGCACATTAAACAAGTGGAGAAATCAGATGAAAACTAATTGGTGGATTGAGTCAGGCATGGCTGCTCAGGCTGCTCAAGAGTTGGTGTGGTTCGTAGTAATAGTGTTTGTTGGTATCGGTATAGTAATTTGGCTAGACATGAGAAAGGATAAATAACATGACTTGGGGAAGAACTAGTTTGCCGGACAATCTGCCGAAGTTAGAAAACTATGCGGATGCTCTGTATCGGTATAGCAAGACCGAGCCTCTGCGTGCGGGGAAGGACAAGGGGCTTGTGCCGTTGGGTTGGAACCGGCGGTACAAGCGTAGTCAGATACTCAAGGTCGAGACCCTGCAGGGTAACGCCATTTTCTGCAGATTCCATAGAACCGATGTCGTTAAGTTTTACGAGAACGGCATGGTGGAGTTTGGGGTTGGTGGATGGGACTCGCCCACAACGCTTATGTTTTTACAGGGTGTTTTTGGTATGGCTAAGTTTGCTAGGTACAAGGGCAAGATTTACTACAAGCAACTGAGTACCGGCAAATTCTTTCTTATTGGCAAAAATGGTCTGCGGATTGACGAGACCGGCACGCCCCTAGACCCGACACCCGAGGTCGCTAAGGTATTGAACCGAGCAAGGTGGAAGGATCTTTTGCAGAAACTTAAGCCGTTCTCCACATACGCATCTGACATGTCAAAACTTCTAGAGCCTAAATCAGGGCATGAATTATCGGGAGAGTTTGATGCCTTGGTGCGAACCTATGGAGAAGAGTATTGGCGCGGGCTTCTACCTACTCAACTTAAACCGCATAGTAGATTGGGGATTCCGTACTTGCCTATTTCTGCAAGGGAGATCCGATACAACCGAAACAACATCGCGCAGTCGCGGGCTGAGTTTATCAACCGAGTCTTGGAAGCATCGCAGACAAACGATGCCGAGAAAATGTATCCGCTTCTTTTTACATTGCAAGCGAGTGCATCAGAGCAACGGTGGACAGGCAACGGCTATGTGTCCGAGTGTAACCCTGCCCGAGTTAGGAAGTATTTGATGGAGTTATTGAAGTTTGAGTTTTGTGAAGGTCTATTTGATAGTGTTGTTCAACCATTGGGAGAATTCGTAGCCGATAGTAATGCAAAGTATTTTGTTAACCGAAAGACAACCTGACATCTTGTCAGAGTGTCGCAATCAAATCATTTAAATCAAGAGGAAATTATTATGGAAATTCGTATGACATCAGAAGTATCTCTAGCAGAAGCCGAAGAATCTATCATTGCTTTTGGTAACGAGAATGCGGTGCATTTGGTAGGTGAGCCTGGAGTTGGTAAGACCGCGATGTTCGAGCGTATCGTAGAGCGCACCGGCTACAAGGGTGTGTACATGGATGTGCCGAATCTAGAGTTGGGCGAGATCGGCATACCGATGCCGAACCATGAGACTAAGACAACGAGCCTGTATCCCAACGACGCGTGGGGGTTCCACAAGTCTGAGCCTATGGTGATCTTCTTAGACGAGTTTACTAAACCATCTAGCCAAGCGGTGCAGAATACTTTGCATCCTTTGCTCAACGAGAGGCGGATCGCTAACTTCAAACTGCATCCCGATACCATCGTGATAACGGCGGGTAACAACTCAAGCGACGGGGTGGGCGATAACCTGAAAGCACACTCACTAAACCGCATTACTGTGATGCCGGTGCGCAAGCCGACTGCAGAGGAATGGTTGGAGTGGGGTAGTCAGGGTGGGATTGCTCCCGAGATGTTGGCGTGGGTCAAGGCTTATCCGCATGCTATGGCATCCTACCTAGATCCATCACAGGCTGACAATCCATACATCTTCAATCCTAAGTTCCCGAAACGGTCATTCTTCTCGCCACGCTCAGGGCATCGTGCGTCAAACATCATCAAGAAACGCGACAAGATTTCCAAGAACGCATTGATTGTTGGCTTGGTTGGCACGATTGGTGAATCTGCAGCAAGGGATCTAACCGCGTATGTTGATGTTGCTGATAGTCTACCAACATGGGAACAAGTGATGAACGATCCTGCCAATGCACAAGTGCCGACTTCTCCTGCTGCCCTATGCATCATGGCTTACGGCGCAATTCAACGGGTTGACCGAGCCAACATCAGCAAGTGGTTTACTTACTTGAAGCGCACGCCGACTGAGTTGCAGAGTGTGTTCTGCTTGTCTGCTACTAAACACAACGAGAAGAAGCAAGTGCTTATGACGAGTGGCGCATTTGTCGATTGGATGCGTGAGCATCAGTACTTGTTCTAATTATGGCTATCGAGTATGTGCTATATCGTGGAGATGTGTGGGCTTTGCACAGGCAAGATCACTTTGGTGACGACACTATGTGGCTTGTGAGCGCAATCAATACCGACGCAATACATAATTGTTGGGTTTATGCTAGAGACTGCACACTTCTCGATCCCGCATTAAATGTTTTATTTGAAAGGAAGAAAAATGGTTGAAATTACTACGCTGTTTGCAACGCTATCGATGTTCTTAGCGTGGCGTCTGTATGTTGTTAGCAAGAGGTTTGACATGGCAGAAACTATGCTACGAGGAATCGTATCAGGAAGAGTTGTAATAACCCGCACCGAAGATGGTGTAGAAATGGAGTTGAAAGATAATGGCTAAACTAACTGCAGAGCAACGCATTGAGCGCACTCATGTGCAATTGATGCGGGAGAAAAACTTCTGCCTATTCTCAGGCGTGTTTATGATTGGCAAGGTAACCATCTCTGACAAGGTGGCTACTGCGCGCACAGATGGGCGCAATGTCGAGTATGGTCGTGCATTTGTGGATAGGATAAACGACAAACAGTTGGCTTTCCTAGTAACCCACGAAGCCATGCACAAAGCATATCGGCACATGATGGTTTGGAAGAACCTTGCCAAAGAGAACGCACGCTTGGCAAACATGGCGATGGACTATGTGATTAACTTACAGATCCAAGACTATGACCCACAACGCATTACAGTCGAGATGCCTCAAGACGAGTTGGGTAATCCTCTTGGTCTTATCGACGAGAAGTATCGTGGTATGGATACCATGCAAGTCTACCAAATGCTTAAGAAAGAATGTGGTGATGGTAAAGGTAGAGGTGATGGTAAAGGTAGAGGTGATGGTAAAGGTAAAGGTGGTGGACAACCTGACAATTCGTCAGATGGTCAAGGTGGTGACTCCCAAGAGTTTGACGAGCATGATTGGGAAGGCGCATCTGATATGTCTGAAGAAGAAGAGCAAGAACTTGGTAAAGAGATTGACCATGCCTTGCGTGAGGGTGCGATCCTCGCCGGTAAGATGAAAGGCAATGTGCCAAGAGGTATCGAAGAACTACTGCATCCCAAGGTAGATTGGAAAGAAGCCCTGCGTGATTTTGTAAAAGCGCATACCAAAGGCTTGGATGAATCGACATGGCGCAGACCAAATCGTAGGTATCTTGGTGTAGACATCATCATGCCATCAACGATTGGGTTCAAAGCCGAGCGCATATCTATCGGGACTGACACATCGGGTTCGATTGGTGGAGAGATCCTTGGTAGGTTTCTAGGCGAAGCAAAACTTATCTGCGACGATGTTGAGCCTGAGATCATCGACATGATGTATTGGGACACTCATGTGGCACGACACGAGATCTATGCGGGTTCGGAAGTCAGCAACTTTGTCAACTCAACTAAACCTGCGGGGGGTGGTGGAACAGACCCAGACTGTGTTCCCCGTTTCCTATTAAAGAAGGGAATCAAACCACAATGCATCGTGATGTTGACTGACGGGGTGTTCTTTGGTCACGAGACTACGAAGTGGGAAGAACTTGGTGTGCCTGTGTTGTGGTGTGTAGTAGGCAACAATGAGTTTAAGCCCAAGGTCGGGCAAGCCGTTTGTGTTGAATAAGGAGAGTGATATGAAACTAGGAAGCTTGAAGTACAACACTAAGACAGAAGAGGGAGAAGTAAAAATAGATTGGACTCAAATGCCCGAAGATGTTGTTGGGCTAGATCTATTGTCTGATTGGATTGCAGACTTAACGAAGATATACAACCGAGAATTAAATAATGTTTTTTCCAAGAAAGGAAAGTGAAATGACCTACGCACCTTTTAACCTAAGCACAAGCGCCATGCTTGTAGAACTAAACATCAGCAATTGGACTGCTAGGAAACTAGACAAAAAGGTTTCCGAGGAAGTCGATGCAAGCAAGGCAACCAAGACCCGCGCAGGGAACTACCACAAGAACTTACTTGCCGGTAGCCAAGCCCTTGATGCGGTGATTAAGTACACCAACAACGCACGCCTGTGGCATCACAAGCAGACGCTACCTTGGAGCGATTCGGGTTCGCGCATCATCACGATGGAGAACTTCTTGGACTACAAGGCGCAACTAAGCGAGTGCGAAAATAATTACAACCGCTTAGTTAACAACTTCCTAGTAGCCTACCCAACGCTAATTAGTGCAGCAGCGTTCCAACTTGGTGATCTATTTGATAGGAACGAGTACCCCGAACCCGAATTGATTGCCAAAAAGTTTCGGTTTAGTTATCTGTTCTCTCCGCTACCCAACGCGGGAGATTTCAGGGTAGACATTGGCGAGCAGGCTGCGAAGGAATTGGTAGACCAATATGAAAGCACTTTCAACAACCGAGTACAGGATGCGATGAAGGATATATGGGACAGGGTTCATAACTGTCTGACACATATGTCAGATCGTCTCGCTGACACAGAGGATGGGGAGCGCAAAGGCTTCCATAAAACCCTGCTGTCCAATGCATCGGAACTGATTGATCTGATGCAGAAACTCAACATCACTAAAGATCCTAAGTTAGAGGCTGCTCGTAAGGATCTTTCTCAGGCAATCCTTGGGGTAGAGATCGATGAGTTGAAGGAAAGCACCCATGTGCGTAAGCATGTGAAGAGTCAGGTCGATGAGATCTTAGGTAAATTTGATTGGTAACCACAAAGGAATAGGTAACTACTATGATGCATAAAGGTGAGAAATTTAAAAACAACGAGGTTTGTCCTGAGTTGGAAATGCTAGTGCAGCAGTTGTTTTCTGTGATGCCGAATCTAGAGTTTTACGCTACTAACGCTATTAACAAAGGATCAATTGGGGACGCCCGAAAGATCAATGCGTTTGATGTATTTAGCGGGGATCAGAAACTCGGGGTAGTAAGTTGGTCTGAGAGTTACTCTAGGAGCAAGGGGTATTATTTCTCATACAGGATTTACTCTAGGAAGATTAGGAAAGAGCGGGGGGATGCCCATCTGAAAATGACGGGCAGCCTAAAGTCTGCGCTAAAGATTGCGGGGGAGGTATTTGTCAAAGATGCCCCGAATGTCTTGGTAGAAAAGTTTTATGAGGCGATGAGATCAGAGATGAGCGGTCTGATATACCATGCATCAAACGACATAGAGCATCGGTGCAGACCTTTTTTCCAAACAGCGTTTGCCTATACAGTTAGCGTAATACAGGGAAGCCCCGTGCCCATAGATGCAAAACTTTTGCAAGAGGTAACAAGCCCAAGGTTTGAAGAAGCGCAAAACACTTGCCGAATAGCAAAATTGGTAGGTAATGCCTTGTCGTCTCGGGAAGGTGTAATTGTCTATGTTGATAGGGAAGAGAAACTAACCGTAGTGGATTTGCAAACACATACGATTAGTAAGTTGGAGTCTACCTACGACTTGCCCAAGAACTACCAAGAAAAGTTTACTATCTTGAAAGTCATGGAAGACAATCAGCCAATCGAAGGGACAGGCATCAAGTTGAAAGTATCTGTTGATGATATGAAGTTACATCTTTTCTATCTTATCTCGGGGGATGTCATCATCACTCACTAGCAATCTAGTAGTTTAGTCTTATCTAGCAGGACAATCTGACCAAGCGTCAGGTTGTCCTTTTTTATTGGTGTTTTTACCTAGCCCCCTTGCTTTTGTTTATTCCTTGGTGTAATCTTGCGTTAAGTATCTCCGAAGTGAGATAAGGATCTAATACCAAGAGGATATAGTTATGGGGTTTACACCCGAAGGCAAGGTCAAGGCGCGAATCCGTCGCATCTTGGAAATCAATAAGGTCTATCACTTCATGCCCGCAACGGGCGGTTATGGTCGAAGTGGCGTTCCCGACATCATTGGCTGCTACCGAGGTTACTTCTTTGCTATCGAGTGCAAGGCGGGGAACAAGCGCCCTACCGCGTTACAGGAAAAAGAACTCCAACGGATTCGTGACTCCGGCGGTCAGGTCTTTGTCATTAACGAAGAGAATATAAAAGACATCGAGATTTGGCTAAACATGATGACCGTTCCTGAGAAAAGGATGGGCAGCGATGCGTGATAGGTTTGTTAGCCCACAGGTGCGCATATTGCTTGAGCGCATGGACATGCGCCCCGAAGAGTTTGTACATCCTTTTGAGTCACGTCATGTAGAAACTAAGTGGAACAGTATATTGTTGGAGGGTCGTTTTAATTGGATTGAGAAGTTTTTGATTAAGCGCAAATACGTTAAGTTAAAACGTCAGGCTACAAGAGACGCCATTATGGCTACTATTATGTACGATGAACCAAAAGAGCCACCCAATTATTTTTTTGATGCTGTATCCCTCGCAATTGCGAAAGTTAAAAAACCATGATCATTACAGTAGACTTTGAGACGTACTATGATAAAGAGTTTTCGCTCTCAAAGATGACTACAGAAGAGTATGTGCGTGACGACAACTTTGAAGTGATAGGAGTTGGCGTAAAGGTTGACGATGCCGAACCCGAATGGTTTAGTGGTACGTACTCTGAGACCATGCATTTCTTGGGTAAGTTTAAGTGGGCTGAGGCGTTTGTCTTGGCGCATAACACCATGTTCGATGGCGCGATCCTTACTTGGAAGTTTGGTATCAAACCTATGGCGTGGCTAGACACCTTGTGCATGGCTAGGGCGATTGATAACGAAGTATCAAATAGCCTTGCAAAACTTGCGGATCGTCTCGGGGTAGGCCAAAAAGGCAACGAGGTCATCATGGCTATGGGCAAACGGCGGGTCAACTTTACCCCCGAAGAACTAGCACAGTACGGCAAATATTGCTGCAATGACGTAGACCTTTGCTACAACATCTACAACATCTTGAAGCAGAACTACAAACTTAAGGAGCTTAAGTTAATTGATTTAACTTTAAAGATGTTCACCGACCCCGTATTACAGTTGAACCTACCCCTGCTTGAACAGCACTTGGGAGAAGTTAAACACCGCAAAGAAGCACTGATCGAGAAGGCGATGTCTGACCGCGAGACATTGATGAGCAATCAAAAGTTTGCTGAGAAACTAGCAGCCTTGGGTGTGCGCCCCCCGACTAAGATTAGCCTTACTACAGGCAAAGTGGCGTTGGCATTAGCCAAAAGTGACGACGGTTTTAAAGCCCTAGCAGAGCACCCAAACGAAGAAGTGCAGGCGCTAGTGGCTGCTCGACTTGGGGCAAAAAGTACTTTGGAAGAGACAAGGACAGAGCGATTCATTTCGATAGCGAAGCGCGGGAGCCTCCCTGTCCCCCTACGGTATTACGCTGCACACACAGGCAGATGGGGTGGGGACGACAAACTTAATCTTCAGAACTTACCAAGGAAATCAAAACTTAAAGACGCCATGATCCCGCCCGAAGGCTATGTACTAATCGACGCCGACTCTTCTCAAATTGAGGCGCGGACTGTTGCTTGGTTAGCAGGGCAAACTGATTTAGTAGATGCATTTGAAAACGGCGAAGATGTTTACAGAATCATGGCATCTAGGATTTACCACAGGCCAATTGACAAAATCACCACTGCAGAGCGATTTGTAGGTAAGACAACCATTTTGGGTGCAGGCTATGGCATGGGGTGGAAAAAGTTTCAACTACAGTTAAAGACTTTTGGCGTTGAGATGACTGACTCATTCTGTAAGCAAATTGTTGATACCTATCGTGGGGTATACCCAAGAATACCAAACTTATGGGTGCAGGCCGAAAGATGCCTAGATGCTTTGGCTAGTGAGGATCTTAAGACTTGTGATTTTGGTACGCAACCACAGGCAGTAAGTTTGCTCCCCGGAGTTGGGTTTGATCTACCAAGCGGACTGCCTTTGAAGTACATGAATCTGCGTGCAATCGAAGAGCAGAACCCCAAAAGTGGGGTATGGGAAAAGCACTACATATACAACACCCGCAAGGGCATAACCAAGATTTATGGCGGTAAAGTGGTGGAGAACATCTGCCAAGCCGTAGCCCGTTGCGTAATCGGTGAACAGATGCTACGGATATCTAAGAAATACCGAGTTGTTCTTACGGTGCATGACGCAATTGCGTGCGTTGTTAAAAAAGAAGAAGTAGATGAAGCGACAAAATACATTACCGAATGTATGAAGTGGCGACCAAAATGGGCAGAGACCTTGCCTTTATCGTGTGAAATTGGACATGGAGATAGTTATGGTGAATGTTAGGGGTGTGCAAGCATATAACAATGTAGCGTCATTACAGGGTGCAACTATGAAAATAGACACAGCATTAAATTACACGGCACATGAACTGAAAGTAAAAGAGTTATTAAAAGAAATCCACATACAATTACTTGAAAATGACCATGTAGCAGCAGCGTCTACAATCGAGCAAGCAATTGTTGAACTGCGGTTAATGAGGGCGGCTGTTAAAAGCCATATCAAAGAATGAAATACACTTGGTCATACAGCAGCATTTCGCTGTTTCAGCAGTGCCCTCGCAAGTATTATCGGATGCGGATTGTCAAAGATATTGTTGAACCGCCGACCCCACACCTTGACTATGGCTCAGAGGTTCACAAAGCAGCCGAAGATTATGTGTGTGGAGACAAGTCACTAGACCCTAAATACGCTTTCATAAAGCCGACGCTAGATGCGCTCAAGGCGCTTCCCGGTCTTAAGTTGTGTGAGTACGAGATGGGGTTGACCAAAGACTTTGAGCCGGTTGGGTTTAGAGATGAGAATGTGTGGTTTAGAGGTATCGCTGATTTACTGATTATTGATGGTGATCATGCTCACCTTGTGGACTACAAGACAGGCAAGTCTTCTCAGTATGCTGATACTAAACAGTTAGAACTTCTGGCGCTATTAGTTTTCAAGCACTTCCCCCACGTGCAATCGATAAAAGCAGGGTTGGTATTTGTTGTAGCCCAAGATTTAGTCAAAGCTTCATTTGCAAACGACATACAAGAAACTGCGTGGGGGCGTTGGTTACCTGAGATTCAAAGGCTTGAGGCTGCTATGTCAAACGACGTATGGAACGCAAGACCGAACTTCACATGTAGAAAGTTTTGTCACGTAAAAGACTGTGAGCATAATGGAAAGGGACAATGGAGATGACAGCTAAGAAAACCCCCAAAGTTGAAGAGGTTACTTTCCCTCTAAATGATGTACCGTATGAAATGCGTAAATTAGCGTGGCCCTTTAAGACTTCAAAGGAGCATGAATTAATTCTTAAGTGGGCTAGAAAACAAACCAAGATAAGGAGAATTGTGTTTCCATGAGCGCAAATGATGAACAGGTTGGTGGCACACATTACAAAGACAAGTCTATTCAGCCTTGGGACTACATAGCTGCCAACAACATCGGGTATTTTGAGGGCAACATTATTAAGTACGTTTCTCGGTGGCAAAGCAAAGGTGGCGTCGATGACTTGAATAAAGCCGCGCACTACCTAGAAAAGCTGATTGAGTTGCAAAAGGAGCAGTAGCATGTCATACGAACTAGACTACAGGGCACAGGGTACAGCCAATCGTAGACTGCTATCTGCAGTTGTGGCTTTAGCGATCCAAGATGCGCAATCAAAACCCCGCAGAATGGGAAGACTGCGTATACCCACAGATGAGGCAATTTCTGCAATCTACTTTTTGTTTCAGCATTCTGATACTTATTTGAGCATTTTAGACATAGATCCTCAGCAGTTTCGTGAAAGATTATTGAAGTTGATGTTTGACATGAATAGAAAGATTGCTCAGTTTGATCCAATTAAGCGCCGAAACTTTAGGTACAACTACGAATGGATGCGGCGTAAAGAAAACATATTAGACCTAACCAAGGCTTATGAAGCAGAACTTGAGAAGTTAGATGAGGATGAGGCTGTATGACTACTCAAACTCATACATCCCGCCACCCATCAGGGCTGACGTGGGAACGGTGGGAGTGGCCCTTCAAAACACCACAGGAAAGACAACTTGTAGCAAAGTATTTTAACCGAGTAAAAAAGATAACTGACAAAGAGGAAAAACAGAAAATGCTAAACGAAATAGGAGAAGCTTTATTATGAGAGACTTACGCAAAGCAGCAGAGATGGCGTTGGATGCTTTAGAATTACTAAGTAAAAATGAACTACCAAAAAAGGGCGCCGCCAAAGCGGAATTAGACGAAGTAGTAATTCCAACACTACGCCAAGCACTAGCGCAGCCGGAATGGCAAGAACTAAATGTAAACGAAGTAATTCAATTAATCAGTGAAAACATAACTGACCCAAGCCCCGAGTTATTACAAGAACTTTATAGTTTGATGTCAGATGTCGATATGTATTTACAGGAGAAGAACAGTGGCAGTTGAGATGACCGATTTTGAAGAGAAGGTATGGAAGTATCTACTCTCTCATCCTAAAACCCCCGTTCAGGCAAGAACGATTGCAAAGGCATGGATCGTAAGCGATAACAAAGTAGCCCGTGTCTTGCACAGATTTGTTGAGAACGGTATCGCTGACTTGGTGCGTATCGGAACCAAGAAGTTTTATAAGGTGAAAGAATGAGCGATCTACGAGATGCAGCAGAGTTGGCATTGACGGCTTTGGAGACTATAACAAGCCCAAACTCATGGCCCTCAACAAAAGAAAATCTACGCAAGGCACTAGCGCAATCACATAGTCCTTTGGTTTGGATGAACAAATACGGGCACGTTGCGTCGTTTAAAAACGAAGAACTTGGCTATACCGACGCTCTCTACACCATACCAGTTGAGTACAAAGCCGAGATCGAGCGGTTGCACAGAGAAATTGAGAACTTGAGACAGGCTTACCACAGGGTCAAAGATGAGAACGAGCGGCTGGCCCTTGACTTAGGTATCAAAGATAATCCACAATTTGGGAAACCTTATTAGGAGACTACCATGCCCTACGCAAACAAAGCTGACCGCAACTACAAGCAAGAATACGAAAACTATGATGGCACCGAAATGGTTAAAAAGAAACGTGCCGAGCGCAACCGAGCACGGCGAATCATGGAAAAGGCTGGCAAAGTTAGCAAAGGGGATGGCAAAGATGTGCATCACGTTAAAGCACTGTCTAAGGGTGGCTCACACAAAGATGGCTTAAAAGTTACGTCAGCGGCCAATAATCGTTCGTTTGATCGTGATTCCAAACAGAAGTTAATTTCAGAAGTTAGCCCACGGGAAAAGAAGCGTGCAAATAATAAATGACCGGATACTGCTAGTTAAGACTAAGTTTCCTAGCCGTATTACAGAAACAATCAAGAAGAGCAAAGTAGTACAAAAAGAGGGGGAAGTTAGTGAGGTAGCCGTCAACTGGGGGCTATCTGAAGCCCAAGCTTTGCGTAAGTTACGGATTAAAAAAGTACCGTCCCCAATTCAGCGTGACTACGATTGGCCGGGGCTGCATAAGCCGATGGAACATCAAAGGGACACAGCATCGTTCCTAACTTTACACAGACGGGCATTCTGTTTTAACGAGCAAGGCACAGGCAAAACGGCCTCTGCCATATGGGCTTCTGACTACCTGATGAACGCAAAGATCATTCGTCGGGTATTAGTTATCTGTCCCCTATCCATTATGCAATCCGCATGGCAAGCAGACTTGTTTAAGTTTGCAATTCATAGGCACGTAGACGTTGCTTATGGAGCCAAGCAAAAAAGAGCCGAGATCATCAATGGCGGGGCAGACTACGTCATTATTAATTTTGATGGGGTAGAAGTTGTAAAAGATGACATCAAAAATGGGAAGTTTGACCTAATTATTATTGACGAGGCAAACGCCTATAAGAGTTCTCGCACTCAGCGCTTTAAGGTAATGAAAGACATTATCCAACCGACCACATGGCTATGGATGATGACCGGCACCCCTGCTGCGCAGTCCCCGCTTGATGCTTACGGACTTGTCAAACTTTGTGTACCCGAAAGAGCGCCGATGACCTTGGGTGGGTTCAGAGATACTGTTATGTATCAACTGACTAGGTTCAAGTGGATACCGAAGCCGAAAGCAAACGAAGTCGTGCATGACCTGTTGCAGCCCGCCATTCGGTATACGAAAGAAGAATGCCTTGACTTGCCGGAAATGCTTTACACATCTCGGTATGTCCCCATGACCCCGCAGCAAGAGAAATACTACCGGCAGCTAAAGAAAGATATGCTTATTGCCGCTGCTGGAGAAGAGGTATCGGCTGTCAACGCCGCCTCAAGCCTGACTAAATTACTACAGATTTCAGGCGGTGCGGTCTACACCGACAACGGTAACGTAATTGAATTCGATGTATCAAACCGTCTCAAGGTAATTCAAGAAGTAGTTGAAGAAGCCTCACATAAGGTATTGATTTTCGTACCTTTTACTCACACTATTAATCTACTAAAAGACTACCTTACCAAACAAGGAATAGAGTCGGAAGTTATTAACGGCTCTGTAAGCGTCAATAAACGTACAGACATCTTCAAGCGCTTTCAGGAAAACCCTAACCCCAAAGTTTTATTAATACAGCCACAAGCCGCTGCACATGGGGTAACATTAACTGCTGCAAACGTTGTTATATGGTATGCCCCAGTGACATCTATTGAGACATACTTGCAGGCTAACTCGCGTGCACACAGGCAAGGGCAAAAGAATCCTGTAACTGTGGTGCATATTGAAGGCAGTCCCGTAGAAACAAAGTTGTATGCAATGCTGCAAAGCAAATTAGATTTCCACACTAAGATAATTGATTTGTACAAAAAAGAATTAGATACTTGACAAAGTACAGTTTTTAGATATAATAGTAAAAAACAACCAAGAGGACATATATGGATAAGGCCATAGATAAGATCGTCGCCGTTTACATCAAAATTCGTAACGCTAAAGAAGATTTAACACGCGAGTACGATGGTAAAATTGCGACCCTTGATGAGCAGATGCGAACTCTAAAAGAAGAGTTGCTGAAGATATCTAAGGAAACCGGCGTTACAAGTTTTAAAACCGAAAATGGTACAGCCTACCGAACAATTAAGAATCGGTACTGGACTAATGATTGGGAAAGTTTCTATGGCTTCATGCGTGAACATGGTGCTATGGAGTTGTTGGAAAAGCGCATACATCAGACAAATATGCGTGAGTTTTTAGAGGATCGACCCGATGTGCATCCACCGGGATTAAATGTGGATCAAGAGTATGAAATCACCATTAGGAGAAAATAATGAGCAATGTTGCTTTGTTTAATCAAAATCTGCCTGACTACCTTAAAGAAGTTGAACTTGATGACTTAACTAAGTCTTTAGCAGGTAATACGGCACTCAAGCGTATTTCTATTCGCGGCGGTGTATTTCGCATGATGGTCAATGGCGAAGAGATTGCTAAGAACGAAAACCGTGCAATGAATGTAGTCATTGTTAACGGCAATCCGCACGTATCCCGACAGTTTTACTCTGGCGCTTATGTTGCTGGAGAGTCGGTTGCGCCGGACTGCTGGTCAAACGATGGCATTACGCCTGACCCAAGCATTGAGTCTGCGCAAAACAAGACCTGTGATGGGTGCCCTCAAAACATTAAGGGGTCTGGTTCAGGTGACTCCCGCGCTTGCCGGTTCCAACAAAGGCTTGCTGTAGTCCTTGAAAGCGATATAAATGGGGACGTATTCCAACTAACGCTGCCTTCTACTTCAATCTTTGGTCGTGGCGATTTAGATAAAATGCCCTTCCAGCAGTATGCTAAGTATGTAGGGTCGCAGGGCAAGAACATCAACACCCTAGTTACCGAGATGAAGTTTGACTCGGACAGTGCAACTCCCAAGCTAACCTTTAAGCCAGTAAGATTCTTAGAGCGTGAAGAGTGGGCAGCAGCTAAGGAAAAAGGCAACAGCCCTGCTGCTAAGTCTGCGGTCATTCAAACCCCGACTCAAACTGACGGGCCGAAAGCAAAGGCTATAGCAGCACCGGCAAAGAAAGTAGACGCTGCCGATGAAATAGCCGAGCCGACTAAAAAGACAGCCAAGAAAAACATTGAGCCAGCAGCTAAAAAAGAATTTGCTGATGTTCTCAATGAGTGGTCTACCGACGATGAGTAAGCATGGCAGAAACACGCGGCTACTCGTTTCGGCTAATAGAAACTAACAAACGCGCAATCGCAACCCACCCCGGTGTCATGCTGGGGAGGTTGTGTATTGCTCAAGATATCCCAGTCTCGGACGCAGCGCAGTTCTTCGGCGTAAGCCGTATGACCGTATACAAGTGGTTTAAGGGTCAAGAAATGCCACGCAAAAAGCAGATTGAGAAGATTGAGGAAGTCATTGCGAAACTTAAAACTAAAGTCCACTTGGATTAGGAATGGCTACAACAGACCTATTGTCGGCGGTGCTATCCACAGAGGGGTGGTACTGCATTGTCGGCTTAAAGAAAAAAGGTCTGCCCAAACAGGTTTTTGTACAGACGCTGGTAGAAGCAGATCAAGAAATACAATCCCTTTTAAGCAAGCACTATGATGTCTATTTTGCCTGCTCGAAGTACGAAAAGCCTTCCACACGGACAGCGGATAACGTAAAAAATATTAAGTCGTTTTGGCTTGATATCGATTGCGGAGAAGGAAAACCCTATGCAGATCAGGCTGACGGGGCTTTAGCCCTACTCAACTTTTGCAAAGCATTAGGGCTTCCTAAGCCGACTATTGTTAATTCAGGGCGTGGGCTTCATGTCTACTGGCCTCTGATATCGGCTGTCCCTCGGCTTGATTGGAAGCGTGTAGCAGAAAAACTAAAGAAGCTTTGCGTCGATTACAACCTCGAAGCCGACCCTGCTCGTACATCAGATGCAGCATCTATCTTAAGAATACCGGAGACCTTAAACTATAAACCTGATCCCCCTGCGCAAGTCCAACTACAGCACCTCTCTCAACCAGTAGACTTTGAAGCGTTTAAAACTTTATTGGGTGTATCCGACACAGACGGAGAAGCGCCTGACTATGCTACTAGCAATTTAAATGAACTAACCAAAGCCTTGATGGGCAACCGGCAGTCTCGGTTTCAAACCATTTGGCTAAAGACTCAGAACAGCGAGGGGTGTGCTCAGATAAAGTATGCGATGGATAACCAAGAAAACTTGGAGGAACCGCTTTGGCGTGGTGCATTATCGATTGCAGCATACTGTGTAGATAGTGATACAGCCGTACACGAGATATCTAAAGGGCATCCAAACTACTCTGAGCAAGAGACTGAAAACAAAGTTAAGTTAATTAAAGGCCCATATACTTGCGAAGTATTTAACAAAAACAACCCCAACATCTGTGATAAGTGCCCACACTGGGGTCAGATCAAATCACCCATCGTGCTTGGTGCCGAAATTGCTGAAGCCGCACCGGAAGATAATGTTGTCCAAGTTACCCCACCGGCTGCGTTTATGCCGGTTACATACACTATTCCTGAGTATCCGTTTCCATTTTTTAGAGGTAAAAACGGCGGAGTTTATTCTCGCCCCGCCGAAGATGGCGAAGAGCCAGACTTAATTTATGAGCATGACCTGTATGTAGTAAAGCGTATGCGTGACCCCGAGTACGGCGAAATGGTTTGGATGAGGCTGCACACACCAAAAGATGGAGTCAAAGAATTTGCATTGGCAGCTATGGACTTACTTGCAAAAGAGAAACTGCGGGACAAGCTTGCTTATCAAGGAATCGTTGCCATGACTAAGCAGATGGAAGCGATTATGTTCTATGTTGTGCGGTTTACTAAGGAGTTGCAGTTTAAACACGAGGCAGAAATTATGAGAACGCAGTTTGGTTGGACAGATAAATATAAATCTTTTGTAGTAGGCGACACAGAAATTTGCGCCGACGCCGACAGGTATAGCCCACCGTCTAGTTACACTAAAGAATTAGCGCCGTGGTTTGAGCCACAAGGCACGCTAGAAGAGTGGCAGTCTGTTATTAATGTTTACAACAACCCCGGCTTTGAGCCTATGGCATTTGGCTTCTTTACGGCTTTCGGTGCCCCTCTTATGAAACTGCTGAACCTCAAGGGGGCCATCATTAATTTAATTAACAACGAGTCCGGTACAGGTAAGACCACGACGCTGAAGGCTATGCATAGTGTGTACGGCCACCCCGAGGAGTTAATGCTGATTCAGAGAGACACTATGAACGTCAGGCTGCACCGTCTTGGGGTTATGAATAACCTCGGCTTAGGCTGTGACGAAATTACCAAGATGACTGCAGATGACTTTTCCGACTGGGCATACGCTGTGTCTCAAGGCCGAGGTCGCGGTCGGATGAGGGCTAGTGCTAATGAAGAGCGTAAAAACTTTGCTCGTTGGGAGACTATCCTCTTATGCTCATCAAACGCATCGGTGGTGGATAAATTGAAATCCTTGACTAAGTCGGCAGACGGAGAGTTAATGCGGGTTATCGAGTATGAAATCCCGTCAGTTAAGCTGCTGAGCAAGGAAGAAGCGGATGAAATTTATCCTAAGTTGTATACAAACTATGGTCACGCGGGGCGTATATACCTGCGCGACTTGGTTTCTAACTTGGAAGAACGGCTTGAAGAAGTTCGTCAAATCCAAAAGATCATTGATAAAAAGGTTGGATTCACAAACCGTGAACGTTTTTGGTCAGGTGTTGCTGCTTGCAATATTGCTGGGGCTTTATTTGCTAGGCGTTTGGGGCTTTTTGATATTGATGTTGGCAGAGTGTTCAAGTGGATGCTCACCCATTTTGGGGAAATGAAAGAGGAAATTAAGCCGCCCCTTACAAGCCAAGCCAGTGTTATTGGCGAGTTTTGGAATATGCACCGCAACAATACGCTGGTTATCAATGGCGAGGTTGACAAGCGTACCGGGGTAGAAATGTTGCCGATTCTAGAGCCACGCGGGGAGTTGATGATCCGCATGGAACCGGACACCATGAAGTTGTTTATTACGGCTACCGCACTGCGGAAATACTGTACTGAGCACCGGATCACGCTAAAGGATGTCCTGACCTCCCTGACCGCCGAGGGCGTCTATGGGGGCGCTACGAAGAAACGGATGTCCAAAGGCACTAAATTAAGCGCTGTGCCGCCCGTAGATGTGTACGTCTTTGACTGCTCTAGGGGCGATTTCCTTGACCCAGACGTCTTTATTGCTGCCGCCCAGCACGGCTTAGACGACCCCGATGCGGCTCAGGAAGAGGTTCAGGAGGAGGCTCCGGCGGAGGAAACACCGAAAGATGCAGGTTAATGGGGTCAACTACGAGGTCGATTGGACTAAGTTTAAGGTAGGCAGATCCTTCTTTGTACCCTGCCTAGACGTAGAAGAAGCCCGAGCCGTTGTAAAAAACACTATGGACAGACTGGGATTTGAGGTCAAAGTAAAGTTAGTGGTGGAGGACGGGTTCCGTGGCTTGCGTATTTGGAGAGTTGGGTAGTAAACTTCGACCTGACAGTGCCTCCTCGCTGTCGGTGCCTATGGCACTCCTCTTGGTGGTTGAACTCCTTCAACCTTGCACCCCCGCCCAGCGCGGGGGTCTTTTTTACTCTCTACCGTATTCCAACATTGGGGAAACCCGTGGGCGTAGTTTCTTCTGAATCTGCGCACCAAATACTTCGGCTTCCATTTGGTTCTGTCCCCGACGTTTGAAGGAGTCAATTACATCTTTTGGTTCGACTGCGTATTCTGGGTACTTTTGGTTAAACTTTTGAATGTTTTCAATGGTGTCTGCGTAGGCATCGGTATTGCCGCGCTCCATCCATAGTCTGTTCATTAGAGTATTACGTTTGTCAATTACCTTTTGCTCGTAGGTCTTAGCCTCAATGGCTGCTTTCTGTTTTTGGGCAAGGCGTTCAGGCTGCAGTCCAACTGCTTGTATTGCAAGTTCCCAAGCCGAGAAGTTATCTACTAGCGTAATGCCAGACTTAGTTTTAGCCCCCTCATCAGCCATACGATATGCAGCGGCTGGTTTAGCCACAATTGCCGGAGCGGCTTTCTCAAATGCACGCTGATACTGCCCCTGCTCCATCAACTCAATAGCCTCAGCCCAATTTACCCCTAACCCAACCACAGGGCCAGCGTTGGCAATTACACTTTCCACCACATTCTCTCGGGTATCGGTGGAGAACCGAGGGTCACGCAACCATAAATTTACGGGGTCAAGGCTGACACGCTCACTTAGTGAGCCACCAGTTGCAACTGAAGCCGGGCCACGGACAACTGCCTCCATAGTTCCACGGCCAGCCTTACGGGCAGTCTCTTCGCCCATACCCATCTTCTTGTATATGTCGGCTACATAACCACCAAGTTCGACTTCCATGTAGTTCTTAAACCAGTTATCCCAGTCAAAGAACTCATCGTCATCATCATTAGCCGCTAATTTAACTATGTTACCAATTAACAAAGTAAAAAACGGTAAAGCCTCTGCACCGCCAAGCAAGAATGTCACACCTAAAATACCAGCCAACCGACGACGCCCTTCTTTGTAAGTCTCTCGGCGCTGAGCATCGGCTTCGGCAATCCGCTGGTCTATGATGTTCTGCGGAATCTTGTCTTCGATCATCTGCCGCCGAAACTCTTTTATCTCAGCTTTACGGAATGGGGCGGCAAGAGTAAAGTAAAAGTTACGGGCTACGACGTAAGTAGCTAACACAGAGTATTGTTTAAATTTAGTCAACACCGAAAGCAGCGGAGGCGTAAAGTACCGTGGCTTCATCTGACGAGTAAAGTCACCCAAAGACAGGCCAGCAATATCTTTAGCTTCCGTAATTGCTAACTCAAAGGCTTCGTCTGGTGTATTTGGTATTGGGTTACCTGCATTATCACGCTGGATAACGCCACGTAAATTTTTCTTAGGTTCATTTAAGAACTTGTCGTAGGCTAACTCAAACACAGACAGTAGCGTTACTTCGCGGTTTAGCCTTTCAGACTGATGAAACAATGCAGCAATAGTCCGTTTTACTGTGTTGTACCGCCCTGTATAAAGCTCTGATGGTCGACCACCAATGTCCATAATGTCATTGGTCTGCGAGATATTGATATCGTTATCTTCAATAAATCGGTCTGCCGCTCGTTGCATCAATGGGTCTAAGTTGCCGCCTTCTACAATCGACGGGAACTCCATCTGCATAATTTGTCCTTTAAACGCCGGACTAATTGTACGTTTCGGCATTGTGGCTGTGTACCGACCAAGATTTTTAAGCATTACAGCATTTGCTTTAGCATATCCATATCGGCCACCAATATAAGGCATTGTGATCGCAGCCATACCTAAAAGGTTTAGCATAGCCGAGAACGGCGCAGACAGCATAAAATAAAACGTAGCATCTGATAGTTTGCCTGCTACTACCGCAGACATGCTGGTATCTTCGTTGCTTAGAATTGTCGGCGTGCGCTTCTCTACTTCCTTGATGTAATCGTCGTAGACATCCGAGTTAGGTAAATTTTTGACGTATTCCTTGGCATTAATTAAGTTATTAATAAATCTTTCTGAATATTTAAACCGCGACTGTTGATAAGCAGTATGTACAGCCGTAGTAGCAAAAACACGGATCATATCTTCACTAGCACCTTGAATTGACTGCCGGTTGATAAACATTTTCCGAACACTTTGCTGGGGGAGCAAAATATAAATTAACTGATTAAGACTTTCTTTAAGTTCTTTCTTTGTATTTTCTACAGCAAATACTTTTTCTACTTCTTCTTGGGTTGGGATTTGGCCCATTTGTTTAGTTAGAGCTTTTTCAATTTCTTGATACTCTTTTTGAGTAGGTTTAGTTATGGCGCCTACAGAGTCTATAATATCTTGAACGTCTTTAAGAACTTGAGTCGAACTAGCATTTTGATTGTATAGCTCTGAGATGCCGTTACCTTTGCGCATGGTTTCGGCTAAGTTTTGCTGCTGTGCGTTGCCATTTGATAGCTGTCTTTTACGCTTACGAAACGCTAACTCTCTACCCAATACAGTTTCAAACTCATAGAACTCTTTAAAGTTGCCTTTGCCGACTTGGAACCAATAGTTACCAAAACGACGTAGGGGGAAGTAAGGTGCGACTAACTTATCACGACCAAACTTATCATTGATTTCTTTAATAACCTTTTGACGCTCGGCTTTGGGCAACTGCAACGCACGCTTCTTCATCTCCGAAACCATTGTATTAATGGAGTCGGCGTAAAAATCTCTTACACGGCGATAAATAGTTTTAAACTCAGGATTTAGTCCATCCCAAGCTGCTTGCATCGCTGGGTTTAAAGAACCTGCTTGTGCTGTATCTGGATCAATCCCTCGGATAGTAGACTCCAACATAATTCGACCCATGAGCCGAGACTGCTTCGGATAACGTGCTTGCAAGCGAGTCCATTCGGCCAAGATGTCTTTAGCCTTGGTCATTGTGCGGTTCCGATCAGCAATCATCTGCTCAATAATTCGGATAGCACCGCTAATCTGAGGGAATTTGGTTTTAGTTAAGTCATCAATTTGACGTAAGTTAGCAAAGCCGAGAATAGACCGACGGAATATAGTATTGCCTGCATCCCACATTGGCGCAAGAATATCAGAACGTAATTTATCCCATGTTTCGTGCCCTTTAATAGCACTTTCAATTTCACCAACAAGTTTTACTGCGACTTGTTCTGCAGAACGCCATGTTGTTGAAATTGGCCCCTGAATACGTTTACCTTTTGGGGCGAATCGAGCACCTGCTGCTGTAGGAGTACGGGTGCGCACTGCCGAGAACAACTGTGTGGCCGTAGCCATAGCGTTGCTAGCAAGGTTATCTATGCCGACCATTTGGTAAATTGCACGGACTAGGCGTGTAAAGAACGGCATCTTAACCGGTTTGTACATTATCTTTCTAAGCCGGTCTTGAAATGACTTATTAGTAAAGACCTCAGACACAAACTCGTGGATATCAGTTAGACCATACAAGTCCAACGGAATATTAGCGACTGCATACTTATACATCTTTTGGAGTTCTTCACGAGCAGCACGCTGCCCTTCCGTAAGCGTAGTAACGTCGGCGTTAAGAATAGCCTCAGTAGCCGCGTGCAGCACTTCGTGCAAGAAAACGTCGTTTGTAGAGTTATCAAGGTCTATCGTAATAGCATCAAATGCCGGGTAGTAAGCACCGGCAACCTCCAACCCACGGATGTTGTCTTCAAAGGCTTTGTTAACATCGGTAAATTCTGCAATTACCGGCTGCATGTTATAGCGAGGAGAGCGTAGTTCTTTTATACCTCTATAGACTTTTTCAAGGTTTTCATCCCGGTCATAGTTTTCAAAATATTTGTTATACAAATCCGGGTAGGTAAGCTGAACGTAATTAAACATTCGCTTCTGTTGATGATGTGTTTTTAAGTCAATCTGGCGACGGGTTAAGTCTCGAGCGCTGTTGAAGCTAATCGTAGTTGGTAGGTCTAACGCTGCTAGTTTTGCGGCTAGTTCTTTGTATAGCGGATTAGTAAGCCGAGTTGAAAGCACTTCGAGAGCACGCTTTAAATTGCCTTTGGCTATCTCATCGGCAACTGCAGGGGCAATATTTCGGGGCTTAGCAAGTCGATTTATTACTTGGTCTTCGATGCTTCCCGGCGTAGTTTGCCCAGAAAATCTGGCACGCTCGCGCTCTTCTGCAAGATCTGCAAGGCTGCGTTCAGTTCCTCCAGATACTCCGAGTTCGCCTGTTGCTGTTCCCCCAAATCTCTCCACGCTGTCAGCACGGCGTTCATCTCGTTTTTCGTAGGAGCCAGAGTCTTGGAAGCGCTTTCCACGAGGTTTAGCGTTTGCATTTTTATTTACCTCTCGAATAAATTCAAAAATATCTTTGTTATCGCGGTAAGTTTTAAACAACCGCTGACGAATATCGTTTAGAGTGGTATCGCCTGTAAGAGCTTCACCTTCCATTAGATACAAAATTCGCTGCATTTCAGCAGGGAAATCGGCGTTGTGGCTACGCACTTTATGGTGGGCTAACTCATGCACCATCGTACCTAAGATACCTGCTGCAGCAAATCGTGGTTCAGCGGATTCAGTTACAGCCGGGTTTACATACGAGCCGCTAAAAGGCAATCGAATGCTTACGCCTCGATATTCTGTGTCAAAACTTATGCCGATAGCTTCGTTGCGAAGCTCGTTATATCCCGTAAGATCAACGACATAAGATCTAAGTTTTTGGAACTCATCACCAATTTCATATATAAACTTATCAAAACGCTGACCAAACTTGTTTCGGGCCATTTCAACTAAAGATGAGCCTTTAACATTTTCTATTTTGCGTTCAACTTCGGCTCTCTTAGATTTCCATTCAGCATCGGTAAGTTTATTAGCGTACCAATCCTCCCGAATGTCATTTAATTCGCTTTTAAGTTCTTTAACTTTTTCTTGATCTGGAATTTCTACGTTGTCATGCAACATGACACGTTTAGCATCAACGTTGGCTTGATCAATCTTAAATTCGTCAAGGTTAATTCTAGAATTCTTAAGATCATCTTGAGACAGTTCAGGGATAACCCGGCCTTTAACAATTAAGCGGCCTTCTTTAACCTCAATGACATCGCCTTCAGAAATGTCAGAAGCAACTTTTACAATGCCAGCATCGCCTTTAGGCGCAAGTTCTTCTGGTGCAGTTGCTTTAATAGTCCCTCTGTCGTCATACAGATACTGTATTGACCCAAAGTTTTTAGCATCATTTCCTAAATCGACAGCCCCATAAACTAAGTTTAAATAACTAGTTAACTGTTCAAACCCTTTTTCCGTCGTTGGCGAAAACCGTTGCCGGTTTAAATCAAATGGATAATTAAAATCTTCTGGTTTTACGTTTTTATTAGGAGATACGTCAAGATAAAAATTTCTAGGTACTGTTTTAGAATCAAAGCCCGCACCTACTGCAATCCTCCCGTCAAACTGCCACAACCCATTAGATAGTATGTGTAAGTTATCACTAGGTACATACCGTTGAGGGCTTTTTTCAACATAAATTCTTGCAGTACCCCAATCAAACTTAACATCAGCAAATTGGGTATAGCTATCGTATGGAAATTCATTACCTATGCGCACAGTACTATTGTTGAATGTAACAGAAATATCCGCAAACAACGGACTTTTTGTTAAAACTTCATAATCAAATTGGCTATCAGGGATTTTAATTTGCTTAGTCTCCCCTGTATCTGAATCTATATAAGACTCAGGTACGCCTACTTCAGCATAAGTACCATGCCCATCTGGGAAAAGTTCAAGATATTGGAGGGGGATGTCATTACCTTTATACACCCGAATGTCTGGCTGCATGGATGGGTCATCCATTGCATCTTCTAGTTCAACCCCAGTGCTTTCTAAAACACTTAGCACATCATCACGCAGAGTAACAACTTTTATGCGTTTGTTACCAAACAAAAATTGCATTTTGGCAATACCAAGACCACCAGAAGCCCGGGTGCTTTCTTTTTCCGTCCCTGCAACAGTTAGAAATGTAGTTGACAAAGTCTTAGGAGACATGCCAGTTCCATTATCTAATACTGAAATGATACGAGTAGCTGAATCTACATTTATATTAATAGCGCCTTCTTTAAGCTGCCCTTTTTCCTGCAGTGTTTTAATGGCATCAAATGAATTTTGAACCATTTCTTTAACCGACACAGTCGGCATTTTGTCAGGATTACCATACAACTTTTGCCCAAAAAGTTTATTCATGCGGCGTTTGTTGTAGTCTGGTTTAGCCTTGATGGTTTCCCCAGACGGGCGTAAGTCAGCGGGCTTTGAAGTAGCCGCTAGTTCATCAAGTAGGGCTTCGCCTTCAGGCGACAATGAGTTATTTGATAGGGCTAGACCAGAATCTCTGAGTGCCTTTAAGGCTTGAAACTTAACCGCACCGACCTTGCCAGCACGAAGTTTGGTAGCTGCATCTAAAAACTGTGCGTCATTCATTCCTCTTGGCAACGCAGTCGGTGCCGCTTTCGGTATATCTTTGCCTTTAAAACCAGCCCGAATCTCATCTTCAATCTGCTTAATTTTGTCAGCACGCTGCTCCATTGGTACCGCAGCAATTTCAGATTGACGAGCGGCTACGCCTTTGTTTACGGCTAATTGTTCATTTAGTTTGTTAACCCGTGCTTGTACGGTGGGGTCTTCAACAGCGGCTAAAGCATCCGCAATAATCTTGTCTACCGAGTCGATCTCCCCTTGAACTTGCTTTAGGGCCGAATCTACCTTGGCTTGAGAACCTCGTTTGTTACCCGCAGTTAAATCTTTAGATGCGTTAACAAGCCGCGCCGCCGAACCAGCAGCGGAAGGATAATTAAGCAACGCACCTAGAGGGGTTGGTAATTGAACCCCTAACCCCATCATGTCTTCACCAGACGGAATGTTTAGTCGTGTAGCGACGTCGGCGTAGGCATCTTTTGCTTTTTGTATTGACGCATCAAGAGAATTTAATGACTGCGTTACCGGATTTGCCGGATCTGTCATTAAGGCGTTGTAGTGAATGTTTGCCTGTTTTTGCTGCGGGCTTACTGTGTCACTTGGTTGAAATAAGGTTTCTAATGCACTTGGCTTAGCCGTTGCTCCAACTCCAACCCCACCAGCAGGAACCCCAAAAACTTCCACTCCTCCGGCTCCAGTTTCAGTAGGCTGCTCGGTAACTCCTGCTCCGACACCTGTTTCGTCAGGTACCTGAAGGCTAGGCTCAATTCTTCCGGCGGCATCCGCTGTAGCAACTCTTCCTTCCAGTTCTCGTTCTCCATAAGCTTTCACCAATTGGTCGAGTTCTTCATCAGTGGCATCACGCCCGTACATCTGTTTAAAACCAGTAGCAAATGCTGCTTTGATTTCGGGAGTAACTGCTTCAGGTTCTGCAGGCTCTTCAAGCTTTGCGTCTAACCCGGCAATAAGTCGTTCTTCAGGGGTTTGTAGCCCAGCAAATTTTTCCGCACCTTTTTGCATGGCTTTACCAACAATAACATTACCGCCAGTGCCAACAACAGTTGCAATAAAAGTTTGCGCTGCAGCAGAAGGGCGGTCTGCTAAATAACTAGAGAACGGTTTTTCAGGGTTTAATACAGCCCATTCGTTTAAGTCTTGCAGTATGGTCGCAAGTTGCTCTCCGGGTATTTCTTTCTTTAACTGATTAAGCAGCATCCGACCAAAGCCGGTCTTTTGGTTAATGTCATTGAGCAAACTGCCAAGAGGCATCTTTTCAGTAGCAACTTCAATAACACCTTGAGATGCGGCAAAGGGTAACGCTTGCTCAGGTCTTAAACCTTTTTCTCTAGCCTCTTGATATGCCTGACCACCAGTAAGCCCACCGAACGCCGTAAGCACAGCAGCCTGACCACCGGGAAGCATTGCAGCGGGCAATAAGGCTAGGTTTTGCCCAAAACTTTCAAGGCCGGATTCGACACCACTAAGTATTAGTCCTTGGTCGGCAGGAGGTTTTATCTTCCTAGCCTCTGACTCACGAGCCTGCTTTGCCATAAATTCAGCGGCTTGAGCAGCAGGGTCTTTTTCTCCAATAGTGCCAGTAAGCGCCTGATAAAACCTACCCTGTGGGGTCTTTTGGTATACATCACTTGCTTGTTCAGATAATGCACGGAACGCCCCAGCCGCCCCAATGTTCATGCTTTCGGGGACATTTTTAACCACGCGCCCTAAAAAGTCAGTGATCGAGTTTGTTGATGTAGTGGGGGAAGGCGCAACTTCTTCAGGAGTAGCCGGGGCTACCGGTGCTTCTTCTACCTTTGGCGCAGGCGCAGTCGGCGCAGCGGGGGCAACACCCAGTCCGATACGCCCTGCAAAATCCTCAAACGGTAAATCAGAGTAAAACTTTTTGTGAAATCCTATTGCTAAGTCTTGGTCTGATAAGTCATTGTATTGAGGATATTGTTTGCGAAGTTCTTGAATATTCATTAACGAATGCCAAGGGGGTCATTAACATTTGAAGCGCCCATTCTACCACTGCTAAGATCTACGCCTTGAACTTGATACAGTTTGAATGTTTCTTGCTGTATCTTATCTTTAATTGCCTTAACTCTTGCTTGCGCAGCGGCATCACCAGCAGCGGCTTTTTTCATATCTTCTTGAAGCTTAGGATCAAATGTAGCCCGTTGCATAAACTCAGCATTGGCATCTTTTGCCGCCGACGATACCGCAGTTCGAGTAGCGTTGTAAGTATCTTTTGGAGCAAGTGCCTGTGCAGCTTGAGAAACTGAATCCAAATACGACAAGCCGGGATTAGCCTTACGTAATTGTGCTGCTGCTTGAAGGGTTTTATCAGGGATATTAGCAATTGCTAGGCGATTTTCCCTATCTAAACGAGCAGTCTCTTCACGGCTTGCTCGGTCTAAAGCGCTTTCTTCACCGCGAGCCTCTCGCTCTCTTTCTGACATTGCTATTCTTTCAGCCGATGAAATCGCATCAAGTTTTTCTTTACGTGCAGCCTCTTCAAGTTGCAATTTAAGTTGCATATCAGCCATTGTCTGTTTACGGCGCTCCTTAACATCTTCAGCAAAACCTTTAACTGCGGCTTGGGAGCCTTTGCCGATATTAGTTAAAGCATAGGGAGACTCACCACCTAGAATACCTAGCCCTGCCTCTAGCGCACGAGTCCAAGCATCTGTCCGTACATCGGTAGTTTTACGGGCTTGATCCTCAAGATACTTGTTAATTACTTCTCGTTCTTTAGACGACGGTGCTTCTCTTTGTCTAAGTACATTTCCACTAGTGAAAATATCTTCGACTGTTCTTGCTTTAAAAGGAATCCTTTGAGCGGGCATAGTAGCGCCTAAGCCAAGTCCTGACCCAAATCCCGGTGTCTGAGAGTCTATATCTTGCTGGACTGCATTAGAAAACATAGATGAGAACGAGGGTGCTTCTTCGGTGCTATATAAATTTTTGGAACGGTCACGCTCTAAAGCCCTTAAATAGTCTTCGTCGTTTAAATCTCCACCTGCTTGGAACGCTACAATTCCGCCACCTGCATACTCGTTGCCATACATCTCTTCGGGTACTGGCAATGAGGCAACTCCCGTGTCCATAGACGGCATTTCTTGTTGCGGTGCCATAGCCATCATCTGTGGCTGCGCTTGTGGCGCTTCGGCTTGGGCATTAATTGCCATGTTTCTTTCAGTTACCGAGGCTGGCATAGGTTTAGCCATTGCCTGCATATTGGCAGCAGCTTGTGCCATTTCGGCTTTTTCATTCAGGATAATTGGTAGCATGTCAGCCGGTATACGACCTTGCTGCGCCATAGCCATAAGTTGCTGCTGTGGCAGTTGTGCTAGAGCATTAATTGGCCCTTCCTGAAGTTTAAGGGCTTGAGTTATTCCCATTGCCATTATGATTTACTCATTAAGTTATACAGACTTAAACCAGACAACCCAAGACCTGCTAATTGGCTTGCAAATGAGGGCGGTGGTGTAACTGTCTGTGTTGTGGTGTCAGTAAGTGGGATACCACGAATAAAGCCACTAAGTTTATCAAGCTGCTGCTCAGGGTACTGGATACGCTGTAATAAGTTTTGATAATCAATATCTGTTTTCTGCTGCTGCACTGCACGCTCATAGTCACCATAGGCACCAAGAGTCTTTAAGCGGTCAATATCTGCGGCTTGTTGCGCTACACCTAACTGACCAAACTGCTGACCTAATGTACCGTAGGTTTGTGCCTGTTGTAGACGGGCGGCACGCTCTGATTCCAACCCTTTCTGTCCAGCCTCATATGCAGCTTGAAGTCCTTTGGCCTGAATGTCACCGAGTTGGTTTTGAAGGTTGCGCTCACGCTCTGTTGTAGCAAGCAGTTGCCGTGCTCCGCCATAAGTACCTTGACGGGCCGCACCAAGATTTTGTGCTAACTGGGCTTTCTGAGCATCTGTTATGGCTTGTTGTTTTGATACATCCACTACGCCCTGTGCATAGGGAGACATATACTGCTGCATCACCCCTTGATCTAACATACTAGGGAGTCCGGTGGCTGCGGCATAGCCTGAACCGAGAGCGCCCGTCCCCATAGCAAACTGCCCGGGGGTCTGCATGGCAGAAAGTTGCGTACCTACCTGCTGCTGGCCGGGGGTTAAACCTGCTACCCGCTGCGCGCCGGTATAAAGACCAGCCGCCTCTAGGGGGCCTTGGATGTTGGCTTGGTAGTCGGCGGGGGTGCCTGCTCCGTAGAGTTTAAAGGCCGTTGGGATTAACCCGGGAACGCCTTGGGCACCGGTCTTATAGAACTCTTCAAACGCGGTGGGTAGTTGACTGGTTACGACTTGTGAGGTGGTTGCCATAATCTATCCTTTAAGCAGGCATCATTTTGCGAGTATTAACTTGAGGCGCTTGACTAGTTTTGCCTGTGCGTGACTTGCGAATTCGATCCATCATTGCGTATAACTTTTTAGCCCCGGCATTTGAGGAGCCATTACCAAGATGTGACACCACGTCGGCAGGAACTACAAACTCACCATCAGCCAGACGGGCTTCTTGTTTACCACCTATACGGGCACGAATGCTGTCAGACATTCCGTCGCCACCGCCACGAAGATACCGAGGGGGTAGGCCACCCTTGGCTAAAGCGGCAATACCGCCTTGCATCATACTATCGTCCCCACCGATTTCGTCGTCGTAAGAGGTAATCCGACCACCCATAGCCATGCCGCGCTCACGGCGAATATCTTCTTCGGTTAGGCGTTGGTAGTTGTAGGGATAATCACGGAGGACGCCTTGTGCCCACGCAATCTCTTCTTTCTTGCGGTTTTCTTGATCAGCTAAAATACGATTAGCCGCGTCTCTAGCAGCGTCAAGTTCTTTCTTTGTTTGGTATGCGGTGTACCCACCATAAGCAATACTAGCAGTGGTCATTGGATTAGAAGCCGCGAGATCATATGCACCTTCTGCTAAAGAGCCAGCAGCCCCTAAATAATTTTCTCCAGCAGTGTCAAGTCCACGAACGCCGCTAAAGTCTGGTGATACAGGTCTACTAAAATCTTCAACTGGTGGCAAATTGTAACCGGGTTTATAAGAACCACCACGCTCAGTAACACCACCTTCAAACCCACTCATATCAGGAGCAGTAGGCGCAGGGGCAGGAGCCGGAATACCATCTGTCATGGTGGGTGAATCCAAGACGGCGGATTGGTTTATTGCTGGAGCGCCGCTAACGTAGGAATTAGGGTCTGAAGGGTAAGGAATTGCTTGTTGTCCTGCGCTTGTAACTGCACTTTCTACAGCGCCTACAGGTGGAGCTGAAGGAATATTAGGATCCATACCCGGAATACCTTCAAAACCACTTGCATCAAAACCACCCGGCCCATAACCACCCGGCCCCCCAGCGCCAGAATAATCGCTAAGTGAAGTTGGGTCTATGCCATCTGGACTCATACCAGAGGGAGCACCTATTGCATATTCTTTTATCCCTTGCCCTATTTGTTGCATAGCAGCAGCCTTGGCAGCGCCTTTTACATCAAAACTACTACCTTCAGGGGCTAGACCAGCATATAAAAACGCAGAAACTGGATGCAAATAAGACGCTATTTGAGCAATCGGGCCAAGAACTTTGTTTCTGGCTATTGATTCAATACCGCCTTCAATTGCTTGGCCAATTTCAGAACCTAATTTGTAAAGTGGTTTGGGGACAATTTTCTTTAAAAATGATTTGTATTCGGGTAAACCCGTATATGGGTTAATAGTTCCTGATCCACCCAGAAGTTTTAGGATGCCAGCCTCTTCGGGGGATATATGGGCAAGGACGGTATCGCCTTCCCGACCCTGACGGCGGATCATCTCAGCGGCATTTTCTAGGCCGTAGGTTTCTTTGACCCGACCGCCTTTTTCAAAGGTAGGCATAGGAGGGGCGTATGCGTATTGGGGGGTAGCAGGGGCTGAGTACATAGTTAGATTATCCTTGATTTTAAGCAATAGTTACAGTAGGAGCGGCTCCAGTCAAGACCAAAGATGCCACCGGGGGAGTCCGGGCTACACCACGAAGCAGACTTGGGGCAACGCCAGCCAAGACCAAATCATCTGGTTTGGGAAATAAAAACGCCGGGGGTAGGGCTGATACAAAGTTAGCCGTCAAAATGACCGACGGAATCTCAGGGCGGGTTGGGCTAGTCCCTGCGGCGTAGTGCTCAAGATAGACATCCGTGGAGTCTGACCACCAAGCAATCTCAAGATAATCTGTCTCTGGGTCATTTATCGTAAAAATACCGTTAATGACAGCAACCACATGGCTATAGATTGATGCGCTTTTGCGGGCTGGAATGTCAAACCG